GGAAACCGGTCCGGCTCCGCCTCCTCCACCTTGCGCACCCGTCCGCGCGGCTCGCGCGGCGGCCGGTCGATGGTCGGCACATCGTCAAACCCCCGCCCAGACTCTTCCTGCCGCTTCCGTTCAGACGGCCTTTCAGACGACCTTCCGCCCGAGAGCAGCCCCGTCAGCTGCCTAATCTCCTTATAGTCCGCATCCGACTTTTTGGGCTGATTGATTAAAAAATGCAGACGCATCTCCGCACTGGCAGCCACCCGCTGCAAAGGCTCGCCGCCCTCCCAGCCGTCTCTCGTCTTCCACGAATAAACAACCGTCGGCTTCAAGCCGAGCAGTCGCGCAATATCCGAAATCCGCCAACCCTGCCAAAACAAAACACGCGCCTGCAGGCGCGGATCGACATTGCCCGCAAACGGAGCACCCGAAACCAAATCAGCGGCCATAAAAAAGCACCTTGTCCAAAAACAAAGCGCAATCATGACGCGAAACCCCGTCCCTTCCCCGCCGCGCCGGTACTGAAAAAGCCCCCCAATACCGCCGCCCCTTTGCCATCTGCCCAGCCCGTGGAAACATTCCCAAAATCCGACAACGCGGGAGCAGACGTGAGCGACAACGCCCAAACTACCATCACCGACTGGCGCATCATCGGCGTCTCCGGCGCCACCGCCGACGGCCGCAAAATATCCGCCGAACACCTCAACCAAATGGCCGAAAGCTACGACCGCAGCATCTACGGCGCACGCATCAACCTCGAACACATCCGCTTCTTCCTGCCCGACTACGCAGGCTACGGCGACGTGCTCGAACTCAAAACCGCCCCCTGGCCTGCCGACAACGACAAAACCTGCCTGCTCGCCCGCCTGTCCGTCCTGCCCGCCCTGCAAGAGCTGTGGGACAAAGGCAAAAAAGTCTATACCAGCATGGAAATAGACCCCGAATTTGCCGACACCGGCAAAGCCTACCTCGTCGGCCTAGCCGTTACCGACGACCCCGCCAGCCTCGGCACAACCGCCAACTACACCGCAGGGCGCGCACTGGCCGACGCCCGAAAAATCCGACTCTCTACCTACTGCGAAAGCCAAGCCATGACCGACAAAACCCAAACCGAAGAAAAAGACCAACCCGTCACCATCAACGAAGAACGCGCCGAAGGCATCTTTGCCAAACTCTTCGACAAATACTTCGGCAAAGACAAAACTCAACCCGCCCCCGCCCCTGCGGCCGGACAAACCCAAGAAACCGACCCGCAGCCGCAGCAGGACTACACCGCCCAAATCGACGCCCTGCGCGGAGACAACCAACAGGCCGCCGAACTCTTCGCCAAAATCATCGAAGCGCAAAACGAACAAAGCCAAACCCTCGCCGCCCTGCTTTCCCGCCTCGAAGCCCTCGAAGCGCAGCCCGCCAACCCGCCCCGCGCCGAACAGACCGGCGAAGCAGGCAGCGTCGGCTGGTAAGGCCGTCTGAAACCGCAAACCCAATCAAAAGGAAAACCCATGCCCAAATCCGCCCACCTCACCGCCGCCCTTGCAGCCGCCGTCGACGCCATCGCGCAGGCAAACCAAGTCAATACCGACGACGTGCGCAACGGCTTTGCCGTCCAGCCCGCCATCGCCCAGAAAATGTACGACGAAATCGCCCTCAACAGCGGTCTCTTGGGCAAAATCAGCATCGTCGGCAAAACCGAACAAGTCGGCGAACTCGTCGGCCTCTCCACCGGCCTCATCGGCAGCACCGCCAAAACCGCCGATCCCGGTGTCGAACGCAAGCCGCGCAGCATCCACAACCTCACCGGCAGAAAGTACACCCTGCTGCAAACCAACTTCGACACAGCCCTGCGCTACGAAGAAATCGACGCATGGGCTTACCAGGCACCCGATTTCGCCAAGCGCATCAACGCCAAAATCGCCGAATCCGTCGCCCTCAGCCTGATTGCCATCGGCATGAACGGCAAAACCCGCGCCGACAACAGCGACTTTACCGCCAACCCCCTGCTGCAAGACGTCGCCAAAGGCTGGCTGCAAAAAATGCGTGAAGAAAACCCCGCCCGCGTCCTCGGCTGGCAGAGCGGCCAGGTCGGAGTGGCGAAAAAAGAAGTCAAATACGGAGCGGCCGCCGATGCCGCCTACAAAAACCTCGATGCCGTCGTCACCGACGTTCTCAACGAACTGATAGACGAACGCTTCGCCGACCGCACCGACTTCGTCGTCATCGCATCCCGCCGCACCGTCGGCGACAAATACCTGCGCATCATCAATACCGCAGCCGACAAAGCCACCGAACTCGAAGCTGCAGGCGGCCTGTCAAAAGAACGCACCCTCGGCGGCCTGCCCGTCGTCTACGTGCCGCACATGCCGCAGGACACCCTCCTCATTACCCCGCTGAAAAACCTCTCCATCTACTATCAGACCGGAGCGGAGCGCCGCACCCTCATCGACAACCCGAAGAAAGACCAAATCGAGAGCTACCTCTCCAAAAACATCGACTTCAACATCGAAGAATACGGCGCCGCCGCCCTGGTGGAGAACCTCAAAGCCGCCGATTAAACGGCAAAGCGAAAGCCCGCAGGGAGGGCAAATCCCGACGGGCTTTCTGTTTGCAACCCTTTACCGGACAAAGGATTGAAAGTGCATGCATTTTAACATAGTGAAAGCGTGGAGCGAAATGTTAGAACCAAATCAAAAACGGCCAAGCACTTCATGTGGCTGACCTACACAGTCTTTCTGGCCGCACTACTGATTTGGAAACCCGACATCATTAACATACTGGCCGCCCTCGCCCAATAGCGACACCTTTCAGACGGCCTGCCAACCCATAAACCACCGATCCGACCCAAGCAAAGAGACCGAACCATGAGCTACGCCCGCGCCCATTTCCAAAGCGAAACCGCCCATGCCGCCGCCGAAGCAGACAGCCTCGCCGAACTAACCGCCTACCAGCAGTTGCTCGTCCGCCTGCGTGCCGACAAAGCCACCGTCAAAGCCATCAACGGCATGGAAGACAAAGCAGCCGCCAAAGCCGACCTCCTGCCGCAGTATCAGGCATGGGTGGACGGCGTCCTCAGCGGCGACACACCCGCCCAAGGCGACAAAATCATCCCCACCGTCCTCATCTGGCAACTCGACTGCGGCCAACTCGACGCCGCTCTGCCGCTGGCGCAGTTCGCCATGGACAACAACATCGAAACCGCCGACGAGTTCCAGCGCGACATGGCCGAACTCGTCCCCGAAGAGTACGCCGAACAAATCATGCGCGGCCATCCCGCCTCCGAAGCCACATTGGACGCCCTTACCGGCTGGGTGACGGACAAACGCGACGACGGCCTGCACCGCTACAACATCAACGACAACATCCGCGCCAAAGTCCTGCGCGTCGTTGCCGAACAAACCGAAGAGCGCGACAGCACCGAAGCCCTGCGCCTCTACCGCCTCGCCCTGCAGTACAACCCGAAAATCGGCGTCAAAAAACGCATCGCCGAACTCGAAAAAACCTGACCTTCTTCCTCCCCCGTATGGCAGGCGGCGGCCTGTCGGCAGGTGCTTATCCTTTCACACCTCCCGCCCGTGCCGCCGTCCGCGCCATACCCTCATGAAAGCGCGCCATGCCCGAACTCGTTTTCCCCACTGCCCCGACAGCGAAACAACCCGACAAGCTGCGTACCGTCGAATCGGGCGCGTTCTGGCCGCTGATCGACCTGCAGCAACTGCGCGAGGCCGTCCGCATCGACAACACCGTCACCCCCGAACGCCTGCACTTTGCCGCCCTCGAAGCCGTCGCCTACGTCAACGGACAATGCGCCGCCCTCGAAGCCCAAGGCAGCACACTTGCCGCCACCGACAGCGTAACGATCAACGGCCAAAGCCGCGCCGAGTGGCGCTACCGACGCGCCGTCAGCTGCTACACCAAAGCCGCCCTGCTCGAACACTACGCCGACTACGACGCCGCCGGAAAAACCGCCTCCCGCGCCGATGCCAAACAAGAGCAGGCCGAACAATACCGGCGCGACGGCCACCATGCCGTCGCCGACCTCCTCGGCCGCGCCCGCATCGACTGCGAACTCGTCTGACAACAAAGGCCGTCTGAAAATGCACACTCGCGCCGACACCGTTACCAGCACCGCAGGAGACACCCTGTCCGCCATCGCCTGGCGCTACTACGGCACATCGCGCGGCCAGGTCGAACGCATCCT